GTAACCCTTGCTTTTGAGCATTGCTTTCGGGAACTCGTAGAGAACTCCTAACCGTTCAGGATCATCAATCTTGCCATCACGCACATCACGGTAATACTCAAGTTTGCTTTTCCAGACCCCTGCTGGAGGCTCATCAGAATGCGTAGTCAGATAAACAACAAATCCTTCAGGACGGGCAATCAATCCGCCAGTGGCCTCCTGCAGCATGGCCGCCGCCTTTGGCTTCTTGCCAAACAACCACAACTCATCAACCAGAACGAAGCCAGCTTTTTTGCCAGATAGCGTGTCGCTGTCAGCAGCTACAATCTTGAGGTTTGAGTTTGTGGTCTCGTGTTTGATTGTTCGCAGGTGCGTAGTCACTTTGAGGATTTTTTTGAGTTCCGGATCATAGGAGACCATCGCAGCAGCTGGCTCAAAACAGTTGTTGGCCACCTCAATGGTTGGAGCCAATAGCAACAGCTCATTGAGGTGACGCCAATTGCGAATGAGCGCTGTCACCATGATCCCTGCTGCAATAGTGGACTTGGCGTTTTTCTTTGAGATCAGGAGCAAAAACTCACTGATCAACCTCTGCCCTTGTTCCGCATCATAGGCGCCAAAGATCGCACCAACAAAATCAAACACCCACTGGTCACAGCACTCACCAAATGTCGGCATGCCAGGAACATCAACCACCTTGAGCGATTTGAAGACGTTCAAAGCTGCTTCGGCTTCAGCAGTGAACAACGGACCAAAGGGGATGAGAGATTTCCCTTGAACGATCCGCTCCTCCCAATCCACGCAGGCAGTTGACCAGTGCTGAACTTTCAAGACAGTTCTTTCTTAGTTGATCAGTTGGGGGGCCTGGGGCGGTGCAAACTTTCCGGCATAATCTTCTGCAGTTTTCTTTCGCTCTTCTTTTTTGCCGAGCGTTTTTTCAGATGCCGCAGGAACACTCTTTCCACGGTTGGCAATCGCTTCTGCCAGCTTGTCACGATCAGAGTTCTCAAGCCGGGAGAAGATTTCCTTAATCGCTGACACCTTCCCGGCTTCGGCCTGGTCCATGAGCTTACCCAGAAGCTTGGCCTCAACCCTCGCCCGAGCTTCATCCCTGGCTTTGAGCTGACGAAAATAATTCTTGCGCAAAGTGGGTGCTGTGATCCCTAAAGCTGCAGCAATTTCATCCTGAGTTTTTCCGAAAGCGAGTAACTGCATGACAAGTCTACGCTTTTCATCACTCACCATATGAGGTGGACGCCCTCGTTTTCCAAATCCCTCAGGGATTGGATCGCCTAGCAGGTCAAAATCGAAGTTGGTCAAAAAAAAATCTCTCAGTTATATCGGGGTGGGTAAGGGCAACTCAGCCCCCGGACTTTTACCCCACCCCCACTTCCGTTATCAATCAACGCCTTGGCAACGGATCCGCTGAGCCTTCGCACTCTTTCGATTGTGGCACCACGTGCAAAGGCATTGGAGGTTGGATGGGTCGAGATCCGCGCCGCCGTCCTTGCGCTCGACGATGTGATCGGCGATCAGCTTGTGTTGCAGCTTCGAGAAATCCTTGCCGCACATCTCGCAAACATAGCTACGCAGCTGCTTGATGTACCTGGCGAGCACCTTCCATTCAGGTGTCAGGTAGAACGGATCAACTGCTTTCGGCGCTTTGCGCAGCGTTGGGCCCAATGTGTTTAAACGGGGAGTGATCGACTTGAGGGGCAAAGCCAGAAACCTAAACAGAAAAAAGGTCCGCTTCTCAGCGAACCAGTTAATTGCACTTTGCACGTGCTCCAAAATTCCATAGAAACTCTTCGCGCCAACTCCGCTTCTCAGCGTCTTACGTTGACTGGGTCTCGTGTCCAGGTCGCTCTGTTTGGTATAGCGGCTCCTAACCGCTCAGGCCCCGGAGATCCACGGGATCATCCTGATATGCATGATGGTTAACGCAGCGCCACTTTGTCAACTGTCACTGTTGCTTTTGTGGTTCGGCCAAAGGCTTCAACGTCCACTCTCAAGGACTGACCACCATCAGATACTTCTCTCACAACCCCCTTCAGAAGAGCACCGGATCCAGCAGTCAGCACGACACCACAGCCGATACTAAAGAGCTGGCCATGCAAGTTCTTTCTGCCAATCTGCGCTTCACACGAGGCATCGAGCATACGTAACATCTCAGCTATGGGAACACGGTGTGAAGCCGCATCTTTGGTTGCAGCAAGAATTTTTTCCACACCATCGCAATTGCGCACCTGATCACAGGACTGGCCGCCGATAACATCCAGTCCAACGAACAGATACCGAGGAAACATGGGAGCGCTCACATCCAGCATTTGCGCCGACCGCTTCACCTTCTTTCGCTTGGGAAGCATGGGCAGGTAAGCCACCGCACCTGTCGCCGCAACGCTTGCCTTCGCCCGATCCTCACAGTTGGGGTTCGTCTGCACCACGACCCACTCAAGGGGCGCCTGCTTGATGAGAGTGCGAAGCAAGTTGTAATCCTGCTCCAACGCCCTGTTACCTGCATTCGGTGCCTGGTTCATCACTGAACCCCGCCAGACTTTGATGCCATTAAAAGCCAATCCCGCGTCTTAGTCGCTGTATGCGTATCACTACTGCGAGCAACTGGAGCCTCATTAGCGGGCTTTGCCACCTCGGGCGAGCTTGCCAAATGGAGCACATCACGTTCCTCATTCAATCTATGCAGTGGCATAGGTTTGCCCTCCGTCATCAGCAGCCAGCGTTGCGACATCGCAACCGTAAACTTCCAGAAACACAGCGTTACAGAGATCCATGCGTCGTTTGGCAAAGGCGTTGATCATCAACTGAACGGGATGACGATTAGGCAAAGGCCGCTCTGTGCATCCTGTCTCGCCATAAAGCACCTTCAACGCTTCAGATCGCTGTGCTTTCAGGCGGGCTTCTCGCGATTGCACCTCAACAATCAATCCTTCAATCTCGCGATCAGAGGGAAACCTGTGCTCGGTTTTTACGAAATCAAACAGCACAGAAATCCAGTCTCCGTTGCAAGCCTCCAACGTCTGCGCTTTGCCGTCAGCCAGAAGGATGCGCATCACCGCATCAGTGGGCAGGCTATAGCGGCGACCATCCCGCCTTTTGCGCATGGGCTTCACACCCATCACCGCTTTGCATGCAGCAATAGCAACCGCGTAATCAGGCCATCTACGCCCGGAAACTTCCCGTGCAATCTTGGTGGAAGCGAGCTCGAGCGTCTCAGCCTCGAACCCGCCTAACTGTTTGCACAGCATGTTAAAATAAGGCTTCTTTTCTTCACCTGGAACCATGGTGAACTTGCCAGAGAGCGGTTTGACGAAGAAGTGCATCACATCGGCATAACGATCTTCAAGGGACTTTTCGTCGAGCTCTGTCATCGGGCGTACTCCGCTTCAAGCTCGGCGATCACCTCCCGGCAACTCTCCCGCTCAAGCTCTTCGCGCTGCGCCCGTTGCCGTGCAGCTTTCTCGCCCAACCGCTGGTATTTGCCATAGATTTTCGAGACTTCCAGCCGCGCCTTGTGCGCAGAAAGCACCGCTCCGGTGAAGTAGTTCAGCGAATGGATCAGGCCGGGAGCCCGTCCAGCCACCTCGCGCACCGCTGTGACCACGTCCTGTTCCAGGTCACAGCCACGCACAAACCAGCCGATGGCAGGGTTGGCACCGCCCCGCAGTTCATCAACATCAAGCCCCACTGAGGTAAGCAGAGCAGCAACCCCGCGCATAAACCGCCTTGCTGCCTCGCTTTGCTGCAACACGCCAGCAACTGGAGGCATGGAATTTGCCTCAACAGACCCACTCGCAGCCGCTTCGTCATCAACATCAGAAGTTTTTAAAGACAAGTTATTATAGCTGCCCGTCTGGGCGGGCATCCCCTGCCCCTCTGTGCAACAGTCTGCAGATACATGCCCGTCTTCAATATCGGCAGCAAACAGGTCCATCTGCTCCGGTATCGGCATGTCTTTATTGATGACCCGATAAGTGTAGGAGCAGCGCCCGCCATCAGGGCGTTGGCCCGCGTTGCGCTCAAGCCAACCCGATGCCATCAACCGACTGATGGCCCGATACACCGTAGATCGCGCCACCCCCAACAGCTCCGCAATCTTCACTTGAGATCGATAGCAGATTCCGTTTCTGTCGGTAGAGGAACACAGAACACCCAGCACATCACGGTCACGTGGCATCAGGCTTTGATCCGCATAAACCGCCGCAGGCACAAACGAGATACGCGGGCGATCTGCTTGGCTTTCAAGGGCTAAAGTCGCGTTCATAACGTCCCTCCATTTTCAGGTGTGCTCCTTGAAGAACACATCATGTGAAATGACTGAGATACCCAAAGTCACAAAACGCTCATCCCTCTCCAACACTGTCAGAGACGGAGGATTTGTAGGCTGAGAGGTATTTGGCGTATTCCTTTTGGGCGGCTTCGAACATGCCGACGATGCGGTTGTGTTCGGCTGGGGTGATCTCCCAATCAGCAGCGGCTTCCGAGGCGGCTTTGATGGCATCACAGGCCGCCTGAACCATATCAAGAGCACACGCAGCCGGGGTTTTGCTGGTTTTTGCGTCCAGTTTGGTGGTGATGTAGCCAAGAGCTCGCAAGTGCGCGAGTGTGAACACCGGATCACTGCCGATGGAGACCAGCTCTTCTTCCAGCTTCACCAGGCTCATCAAAGTGATGTTGCCAGCCTCATTCACATCAGGCCATTTTTTTATGGTGGTCAGGCCTAGTTCCAGAAAGGCGGCCGTGCACTCCTGCCCGCCAAAAGCTTTGATCAACTCTCTGGTCTGACGACAGATCCAGACTTTGCGCCCGTTGTTCGTTCTGGAAAAACTCATAGGTACCCGATCCCTTCCAGAAGCCCAATGACCCATTGAGGATCAGGCCATATGTTGATAGGCGAGAACAAAAGACCTGACAGCGTGGGCAACTAAAAACAACAATTCGCAATCATCATGTTCTCAACGACAAAGCAAAAGTGAGAGCAGCTGAGTGATGCGCCAGCTAATCAGCTGCTCTCTACAAGTCGCGACCTAAGGAAGTTCAGGAGTTATCCCGATGGGTTTCCACGTGCTTAAGGCTCAGATTGCGACCGGATAGGTTCTGCCCGCTTCCAATTGAACAGTGTCCTAGGCAATGGCTTACAATTCGCTTGCCCTAGTTCATCAAGAACATCGAACCACGCAGCAGGGAACATGCCTTTCTGTTCTGCCGCATATACCGCACCATCTCTGACGCCTAAGGCGTCCTTAATAGTGTCTCGTCCCAAGACAACAACGATGTCGCGCACATTTTCCAT